TGGTAGATTGTCATGGCTAAATGGAAACTCCTCATTCTCTAAAATCACGTCGCGTAAGAATACAATCTTACGGCCCTTGTCCATCATGGGTGCACGACGATGCCAGAATGTATAGACTACTTGTTCTCCACGAGCTGGGCGCAATTCCATTTTTTCGTAGTCGTAAACTTGAGCATCATCCAAGTCTTTAATCTTGGAAGACTTCTCAGGGTAGCGCTGACGAAGCTCCTGGGTGTTAACTAGCTCACGAGTGAAGCAATAGTCCACATCCACAAACTGACGCTTTTTTTGCATGAGCACTTCTGAAGCAAGCCATACTTTATACTGAACGTCGCCTACACGCACTGGACGATCAATATAGACAGTGTTGCCTTGTGGATCTTTAGTAGGCTCACCGTCTTGGCCCAACACTGGCACCTTACCACCATGCTCTTTAGAAGCCTTTACCCAAGCTGGGTTAAGATCACCTTTATCCTCATTCCAGAGAACAAAGAGATAACTCTCACCCATAACGAAAGCATTGGTGACAAGCTGAAGAACAATCTTAGTATCAAAGTCGGATTCATACCAGACGTGATTTAAGAGCTGCTTAGTGACCTTAGCTGCAACCTTATCGCCTAGCTCATCGTTAGTAGGCAGGATAGCTACAGCGGGCTTAAACTTGATCAAGCGAGAAGCGCGGTTCTTGGCTAGATCATAGAGATGATTGATTACAACCTTACGGACCACTTGAGCCCGATCTGTCCCACGGTCGCGAGCATCAAGCCTTGTCTCTAGTTCCTGATACTGGATGCCTTTATAGAGCGCCAAGTTTCTGCGCATCACACGGATACGAGATTCATTCTCTTGCTCAAGGAAACCCAGCTCAGAAGAAAGCCAGCGAAGGACTTCCTCATTGTTTCTTGGATCGTCTAGGTCCAGGCTGTAGAGCGGGTACTTTGGTTGAGAGAAACTTTTATCTAGTGTATCTAGTGCGCCGTCAAAGAAGTAGCTCATACCGCCTCGAATAGATCTTTGTTAAGTTTGGCTTCCAAATCTTGAGTGACCTTCTCAAAATCATTTGAAGCAGGTACATACTGGATCGAATGAGTGGACTTTTGCAAGGCTTTAACTTCAATCCAAGCAATTAGCCCCATCCCGAATCCAATCGCGCTTAGAACTGCGAACGCGATAAACAATCCAAAAAATACAGTTGTCAGTCCCATGATAAATCATCCTCCGTTTTAAACAAGTCAGGAAAGTCGTCTTCAATCCTGAAGCCGCGCTTCGCACTCACCGAATCAACTTTGGGTTCCGGGATGTTAAGGATTGAGTAGTGGTGAGAGTCGAACACATATCGAAGACAGTCAATAAGGTGATCGTCCTTTTTAGGAATCTTTCCAGTACCATCCTTACGGTAGTGTTCTAATTCCCAAAAAAGCTTTCCGCATCTTGATGATATCTTTAATTTTTCATGAAGCATCGCGTCTTTAATTAGGGATAGCCCTGTTAACTTATCAGATTTCATCTTTTGAGTTGGCTCTAATCCTTCGTTAAAAACATCTAGGACTTCATTTGCAAACCATGTGGCTGCCTCATCGTAGCCTTGCCTCCACTCATTGTCCCAAAGCTCATCTCGCTTTTCTCTCACTTGTGGCCAGATCTTAGAGACAGTCATATTAGCTTGCTCGGTCTCGTAGACCTCATCGAGACAGTAAACCACTTTAGTGTAGGGATTGATCGCACAGAAGAGAACAGCAAAGCAGGATGCTCCAGCAGGGTCGGCCCAGAGAACCCAGTTAAGCTTCTTACGATCCCGCCATATCTCACCCATCAGCTCATCGTGTCTATGGATTAGATGGTTTCCAAGCATGGGAAAGATCGCTGATGCTCCACCTCGGACAAATTTGGCTTCATACTCACGTTCCCACTTATCGCCCTCTCCACGCCCGTATAACTCTGCCTTCTTATCCTCAAGCCACTTACGGCTAATGTGAGGATTGGAGTGCGTAGGAAGCTGAAAGAACCGCTTAGCAGGATCTCGCTTGTAAGAGTCAGCAAGCTTAGTGAACTGTCCTTCCACGTCTGGAGGTGTTCCAATGATCATGAGAGGCGCATCGAAAGCAGCGCGGTTTGGATCATAGGCTTCATAGAACTCTTCTCGAAAGTCTTTGAACTCATCAAAGACCGATAGACCTTTAGGCTTAACACCCCGGTAAGCATCTACGTTGTCTGATCCATCGAGCTTAATAAATGAACCGTTATGGAAGGTCACACGCATTTCAGTGTTATTGATCTCAGAAATCCAAGACTCTGGTCCAAGCGCTTGAATGCGGCGAGAAGCCCATAGGATTTCTCGGGCTTGTTTCATGTAGGGCGCGAAGTAATAGTTCTCGCTGCCAGGAAAGGTGTAAGCAAACCTCCAAAGCAAGTAGCATACCAGCTCAGACTTGCCCCAGTTACGGCCACATTGAGCCATGACTTCTTTGACTTGGCCCCTAATTAAAGGCGAGCCGACTTCAATTTGAGAAGGGTGTGGCGTCCAGTGAGCGTGTAATTCTTTCAGGCCTCTAGCGATGCGCTCAATCTCAGGGTGAAATGTCACGCGATGATCTTAGCTCCCAAAGCTTATCCCTGATTTCTTGTAACACTTTCAATTCAGTTTCAGGACGCTCTGTATATTTGAGTTGTGCTCTTAAGTATTCATCAATCTCATCAATGCAGATCGCATAGTCCATGGCCTTACAGTGCAGATTGAACTGTTCGTCTTCCATGGGAAGTTCGAATTCAAGAATGCCCTTCATGGGTGTCCTTATCTATCAAGTATTGAAACAATTGTTTGACGACTTCCATATGGGCATCGCGTTCTGCCTCTAGGCGAATGCATAAGCCTTCAAGGGTCTTAACTTGTTCCGTTAGCTGTTCGATCTTTTGAACTAGATTGTCCATTTGCCACAACCTTCAAGAATGGGTCTTGTGTAAGAATCGTCTGGATCTGCTGGGTAGACAGCTTCTCTTCTACGACGTTCGTAATTTCGCCTGAGTGCTCAATCGCCTTACGCTTAGGGTAAAGGTACTGGGCAGCTTCAGCAGCGGCTTTCTGGCGCAATTCTGGAGGGATAATGGGCTTCTCTACAACCTCACCCTTTTGGGTAGGCGAAAAGCTAAACTCTTCTTTATATCCAAGTCCCTTCCAGTCACCTAAGGCAAACCGGCAAAGGATCTCAAACGGGTCACACCCAAGCTCACGTGCTTTCTCTTCCAGGGGAAGCTTGGACTTGTTCGCAGTCCCCTTAGTTCTCCCACCGTATCTCATAATACCTGACTACCTTTAACTACTTTAGCCTTGCGCGTCCTAACCTTCGGCTCTTCTAAGGCAGGAGCTTCAATAGCAGCATACGGCTCTTCAGCTTGCCTTGGAACCTCTAGCTCTTTCTTCCACTGGGAAAGTAGATCAATCAGCTCAATTGCATCCCAATCCCGGTAACGTTGATAGATATACTCTTCTACCCGCTCTGTAATGATCTGGGAGATTTGCTGGGCAAACTGAGCAAGATTCAACTGATGCTTGAACCGTTCATCAAGGTGCTTGGTGAGATACCCGATCTCTTGGCTATACTGTTCAACTGAGCGTTTCACTAGGTTCTTCCTTTCGTGTCGCTGTTTTCGTGTCGCTGTAATGATGAGCAATATTAAACAGGAAGCCCTGAAAAAAAACAAGCCCGAAACAGAGGTGGATTTCTGAGTCGGGCCTATGTCATAACAAGAGTGCTAAAATTGTTAACGATAAGAGCATACCACTCGTGCGCTAACATTCAATCCTTTTTTTAGCAGAGGATTTGACCGTAGCTCTTAAAACACGGTCACGGAATTATCGGGGATGAAAGTCGTCGAGGCGAGCGCTCGTGCCGAATAAAACAATCGAGCAGGTTGTCTAATAGCTGACAAGGTAAAGGCGGGTTGAGCATTACGCTCCTCTAGCTGACTACACTGGGTCTTGTGAAGAATCGGAAACGTAAAAACACAGGACAGGGCTTACCACCCCAGTACCGAGTTATTAGGCCACTAGCATTTGATCATCCTATCCTTCCTGGGTGGAAGTGACGGTGACACCTGAAGCAGACGATTGACGGCCTAGATGGGAAGCGAGACCATACCATCGAGCGGGGCTAATGCTGAGTTTATAAGCTGGAAGGTTTATAGACTGAACACTAACCCCGAGGGGATCGAAGCGCAGGCAACCAAAGGCGGCTCAAAGACGGAAGTCCTAGGGCAGGGCTTATGGTCTACTTTTGTCTTTTGTTAGACATTCATCGCATCTTTCTTCACGCTTATAAGAGGGGGTTCTGCATGACTCTATCTCGACGTGAACAAATGGTTCTCAGTCTCGGTGTAATCTTAGGCATGGCTTTACTTATGCTCGTGGGTAAGGCCAGGGTGTCCACACCTTGTGTTAAGGCTCAAGCGAATGTGGAAGCATCGGATCGGCTATGCGCAAAGCTTGCTGATCAAGCTGCTCAGGCGAACTGTAGCGGGCTTGAAGGTGCTCAGGCTAACCAGTGCCGCTCTATGGTCCTGATGCTTGCCAAGGAAGGTTGTAGAGAAGCTATGGGCTATCAGATGCTCAAGGCCGAAGCTTCCGAGAGGTGTCTATGAATGAAACCGAGACAAATCTTAGAATCGCTT